GAGTGCCATCAAAGTTGCCAGCGTAGTCCCAAGAGTTGAATTCAGTAATAGTAGTTGCAGAAGATGCAGATTCACCAGACTCAATTGCAAAGATAGAAACTGCAAGAGAGTTACCGAGAGCACCTGGGTACTTAGCAACGAACATGTCAGTAGGAGTTGAGCGTTCAAAAGATTGCTCGTTCTCAACCAAAGTACCAACACCAGACATAGTTGCGTTATACGCAGAGTCGGTGGCAGCGCCTTGTGATACTTGACGGTTTACGATAAGGTTTCCAGAGTAACGGAGATACTGCGCAGCAGAGAAGTAGTCAACAGCGCGTGTCTGGTCAGGAGTACCGAACAGAGCAGCGAGTTGTCCTTCATTCTCAATACGAGTAGGTACGTTTACTGGTCCCCACTTGAATTGTCCCACAAAACCGGACAAAGAAGTTTCGACGTTTGGTGTAACACCAGTTAAGTCGATTTCTTTGACAACGATTGCTGGAGACACAGAAGGTGTAGTTAGTGCCATTTTTATTTCCTCGTTTTCGATCGAAAAATTATATGCATGCATTATAAGAAGGACACTCAGAAGAGTGTTCAATGCATATATTTATACCAGACCGAATCTACAGGTTAGTCTTGGTGGTACATGCTCCAAGGATCGAGTTTATCCTCATAGGAGATCTCTTCCACACCATCGCAGTGGTAACCGAAAGGAGGAACGTCGTCTTCAATTTCTTGCATCCTTCTCTCGAACATCATCTTCTTCACGTCGATATCGGTCATCTCCGCAAAGAAGGTTGTTTGCACCAAGTACCCCAACATGACTAGGTTCATCACCAAGTCATCGTGGTTTCCGTCTGATGCCTCATAGGAAGCACCTTTAGACTCAAACGTAGAAATCTCTAGTATAGTGTTTTCGTCTACGATGTCAAGTTTATTTTCTTCCATCAAGTCTTTAAATCCCGAGCAACCCAGACGCTTGGTTCGGCGGGTCATTTCCACTCCGATGCCAGAGGATTTAACCATAGACTCCATGTGGACGTTTTCGTATTCCATCTCGTGGTAGATTCCGTTACAAACTACCGCACCTGCATCGTTGGATTCAATCACAACGTATGCCTTATTGTACGATGTCGCCCACTTATAGATTACGTCTGGGAAGAGCAACGGGGAGATGAGGTTGTTACGGTAAACAGCAACCTGCTTAAAGGGTCTGCTTGATATGTCAATGACGTTAAACGTAGAGTAATCTTGTCCCCTACCTTTCGCCACGTCCACACACATAACGTACTGAGACCCCTTACGAGGTTCATCGTACACAAGCAGGTCTCCACCCTCAAGTATTCTCTTTGGACGACTTGCAACCAGACTCAGTAGATGCTCTGGGTTAATGAGCGTGTTGCCTGTACCAAAGAATGTGTTACCAAATTCTTGGTCAAACTGGATCTGTGAGGAGTTTGCAATGGTCTGTTCTTTCCACTCTTCGTCTCGGCCAGGTACGTCCCACCAGTCAACACGGAATGGTTTGTATTCGTTCACCTGTTGCACCGCGCCTTCCCAAATCTTATGGAATGGGTTTCCGATACCATTAGCAGTAGAGGTGATGATAACCTTGGTGTCTTTACCAGAAGAAACTACAGGATAAGTCGAGGTGTAGAAGGTGGCAGCATTTTGAACGAAAGCAAATTCGTCCAAGAACAAGAGGTTCACTGACTGTCCTCGAATAGAAGAACCAGAGGTAGCAGCAGCAAATATCTTTGAGTTGTTACTGAAGTCAATGTTGTTCTTGTTTACCGCCTTACATCCAGGTTGCAAATAGAACGGTAGGTTCTCCATCATCAGAGTTATACGCGATAGCATTTCCTTTGACGTGGCGTGTTTGTTCGCTACGATTGCGACATTCTTTTCTGGATGAAAGAGCGCATACCAAAGAAGGTATGCAACAGAGGAGATAGACTTACCAGACTGACGACAAGCAAGTACGACAGAGAAACGGTTGTCGTTGAAGTGGTCGAACATCTTCTCCTGATATGGATACAGGTCGAAGTTCACAAGACCTTTATCAAGGTTAATTACTTTGAGATGTTCTCTTGCGAAGTGTGCGGGGTCTGCCATACACTTGGCATATTCTGCTACTTTCTCTTGGGTCCAATCTTCTTCAACGCCATCGCGTTTTATGTGCGGGTTGCCGAGATATGATGTATCAGTTTTATTCTTCGTCGTGTCTATGATCGATTGCGTCATGATTAGAACTCACTTCCTTTTCGTTAATATCTTTTAACATTCTCTGCAATTCAGTTGTAGATCCAACGAAGACATTGTTAGTTGTATTGCCATGAGGCAGCGCAGCAGTTGTTGGTGCGTCTACTTTGTCCAAGTCTTTTTTCTGCTTTTGCAGGGTAAGCAGTTGGTTGGATACGTCTGCGGTATCCTTAATGAGTTTGGCAAGAACCTCGTATGCTCTTGGATGTTCTGATGCCTTTGCGACCTCGAGCATTTCCTCTACACCGTCACGACCTTTACAGATCATATCGTATAGAGTTTCTCGGGCGAAGTCGAAATCGTTGTCTTTATCAGAGTCACTCATGCCATTAACTTTCCTTGTTGATGCAGAGTATATATAGTCGCTTCACCACAGTCAAATGCTATGGCAGCACTTGCCCTGTAGTTTCCGTTGTTCTCGTATCCGTGGACCTTCTGCGAATCAGCGACATAACAGGGCGACCACTCTACTTCGGCAACCTTTGTATGTCCCGCTTCGTTATAGTATTCCAGAGGTGCCCATTCTTCAGCATCGTATGGGGTTAGGGGCAGGAACATTACCGCCTTTCGGTATTCCCTGAAGTGTTCCCAATCTTTATGCGGTGACATGAACCCATAAGGTTGAGACCCCTGCAATATTATGTATGCTATGTGCTCTTGTGCCTCAGGGTGGATCATATCCCAAAGTGTCTTCAACTCAGGGGTATGAAAGTTCGCAACGTATGACGTGCCCTCCATCGCGGGGCAGGAGTCTATCTTGTTGATTGTATACAAGACATCTTCTATCGACCTTGATTTGTCAAAACGGTAAACGATCTCAGGGTTTATTGCATGCGACATGTCGGGGGCGACGTTCTCTATTTTAGATTGCTCTATAAGAGTGTTCCTCAAATCTTCCGATAATGTCACTCCCTCAACATGGAAGAAGTAATCTGGTTTACGTGGTTGTGTAGTCATGTGGCACAAATTGGTCGCTATCAAGTATATCGGTGACTATAGTGTAGTCAGAGTCTGGACTCACTGGTTGCGGGTTAGTTTCTACCCGAACCGTCTCAAGGTATTTATCCGAGTCTGCTGCATTGACATCCATGTTATAGAGGTCCATATCGATACGATTAATGAGTTCGCCTTCTGCTGCCTTTGGACCGTAGAAAGAAACTTTCATATCAAACGAAAGGGTGTATATGATAGTCCTTCTTGCTTCCATGGCACCCTCGAAGTCGTCGGTAAAGGTCACAGACTGAAGGATTACAGGAACGTCTTCCACAATATCAACTTCGTCGACTGGTTTAACCGACAGAGTATATTGGGGTGCGAAGTATGGGAGTATTTGCTCGACCACTTGTAGGGCATCATCATGCTGTTTGGCATAGATGCTCATCTCAAATGTTATGATGTATGGAGTTGCTGTGTAGAACTTTTGACCCTTGCCAGATTCGGATCCAGGTTTACAAAAGGAATTCATTTTTGGCAACTGGCGGTTGGCGTCGTATTGTATGTTGACGATCTCGAAAGACATACGCGGCAACTTGATAGCGAGTTGCCTCTCGTTATCTTCTCCGTTGTTCATCTCTGCAATACGCTCAAGGAACTTGCGCTGAGGTGCATATGCCAGAGGAACTTTCATCTGGTCATAGACAGTGTCACCATGCTTGCGTATGATGTAGAGGTTGTTAAACATCGAACCGAAGATAGCAACCGAACGACGAACCCTTTCGTTATAAAAGTGTGTGCCAAACATCAGTTAATGTCTCCGAATGGGTTTGACTCGCTGAAGTCAAGGAACTCAAGAGCAGAAACGTCGAACGAAGATACTTGTCCGTCTGCCCCGCCTGGACTTGCTGGTTGAATTTCTTGTAACTGTTGTATGACAGTCGGGAAAGTCTTTGCGCCCGAGGTGTCGCCAACGATGAGTTTGTTTGTGGCGAAAGACTTATATTCGCCAGCAGTGTTACCTACGTGTGCAAGGCGAAGTATGTTGCCGCCAAGTCCAGCGTCTGAATCTTGCCAGTGTACAACCTCACCCGTTACATTGTATGTAGGGAAAGTTTGTGTGACTGTCTCACCTATCTGGTAACCAACAGAGGCAGAGTCGGTATTGATCTGCCATTGGTACGCAGCGAACTCAGGTATGTCATCAATCTCTTGGACACCAGTGTCGAAACGAGCGTTGGTGAACTCAAACAATTCGCAGCGTAGACGGAAGACTGGCAATTGCCCTAACTGGTAGAATGGATTCTCGTCTTCTACTTTTACTATCTCGAATGTCGATCCAGAGAGTGGCAAGTGTATCAGGTCGCCTTCACGTGGGCGATAATACTTTGTGTCCTCGGAGGACTGATACTTACGTATCTCGTTGTTCCAACGGCGACGAGCAAGCACCAAAGTGGCAGCGTCACGTATTTCTACACCGAACTTCTGAAAGAGGTCTCCATCCCCGTCGAACCCTTCTACGTTCTCGATATACATCTCAACAGAGTATGCGTGGTCGAATCGTGATAGAGTCTCGTCGTTGAAGATCATATCACGAGAAACAACTTCACGTGGGAGGTAGTATACGTCCTGACCATAGAACTTTAAAGACTCAACAATCAAGTCTTCATACAGGTTCTGCTCGGAACGGACGTTGTGACGGAAATGACGGGAAGTTGCCATGGTTTAACCTACGAACATCGAAGGAGGAATTTCTTGCTCTTCGCGCAAC